TCTGGTAGGTTTAGATGTCTCCAAGTAACGATTAAGAAATATCTAAAGTCTTGTAGTTTTTTTGGTAAAGGTTGCAAGGATTATGCGTTTTGAACTCCGTAATATAACTTTGGATTGAATTGTCTTAGTTTTTCTTCAAACAGTTCTTGTCTAGTTTTTTTTCTTTTTTTACCTATAGGAAAAGTTCTGTAATAAACTTTGCCATTTTCACTTGCAATTCGTAAAGATTTTCTTGTCATGGTTATAAATCAGCTAAAGGTACAGCATCTAGGTCTGGTAAATTGTTCATTAGTTCAGCCATTGGGTTATCTGCTACAGGAATACACTCAACACCATTATCTTTTAGAAACTGTCTAGCTACGTTTAGATCCCCTGCCTTTGCTTCTCCTGTTTTTATCTTGTCCACTAAAAGTTTTGCTAACTCATAGTGCATAGTGTTTAAAACCTCTAAGCTTCTATCCATGATTAGTCTTGTTTTTTATTAATATACCTTGTTTTAGAAAATTATGCTTATCAAGCTGGATTTACAATAGAAAGTTCTTCGGGATTTTGATAAGCAGTTAACCAACCTATAGATATATATTTATCTTGTTTAGGTGGGTAACCTTGATGATAGTATGTTCTATCGGCTGGAAAAATTAACAGCCTACCCTTTTTAGGTGCAACTTTGTCACCTTGCCAAAACTCTGTCCAACCTTCTTCAACATCATTCAAATAAAATATATAACTTAGTATCCGCCCTACAAGTGCGTCACTATGCCATGTATAACCTTTTGTAGGACTTGTTTTTTGTACTTGATGTGATAATTGATATATTTTTGGCATAGGTATTATTAAAGGCAATTCTTCACCAGTAACAAAAGACTTTCTAGTTGTCTTTTCACAATGTTCACGATAGTTATACAATTCATCATTTAGTGTTTTATCTAAAATTAAAGAGATATCACGAAATTCCAACCAATCAGATATTTGAAGATCTTTACTATCTTTTATTTGAGTATCTATTCCTTTACCTATACAACCTTGTTGGTGGTAATTTTTATATTTTTCAAATCTCTGTACAATTTCATCACATAGATTTGTTGGTACGACATTATCGTTGACCCAAATAAATGGGTCTTTAATTTCTTGTTGATAGGTCACTATTTCTTATCTGTATTGCCAGTTAGAAGATACTTTATCTTACCAAAAAAACCTAGTTTTCTAACTTTTTTATATAGTTTCATACCTTTTTCATAACGATATAGTTTGGTTTCTATATCTGATATACGCATTATTGCTGAAGTTAAAAGTAAATCTTGTAGTTTAGTGTACTTAACTAGGTCTAAACAGTATGCCCTTACAGCTTCATCAGGCATTTGTTCTGTTTCACGTTGTTTAATTTCAATTTCAAACTCCACTTCTGGCGGTGGATTGCCGACAAGGATTTTAAAAAATTCTTTGTGGTTCATATTAGTTTAGTTTTGGGAATAGCTGTTGCTCTAACATATCAACAGCTTTATCATCAAGCGTGTTGGTAGTTTGTTTGCAGATTGCTCTTAGCAAATCGACTACTAATCTCTTTACAGCAGTTGTGGTAAAGAACTTTAGTAATATTGGTTTTAAGATTTTAAGCATGGTTTGTTTGTTTTTCCAAACATAGCACACGTTATTGTATCTTGCCTTCTATCCTACTAACCGCTTGCGATAACTTGTTTAATCTATTGTAAATATCAATAATAGTTTTTTCTCTGCGGTTACTCATATTAGATAAAACCATAACAAAAGCTGTAGCTGCTGCTCCTATCAACATTGCTTGTACTTCTGTCATTTGCTTAAATAGTTAATTATGTATAGTATGACTAATAAAACTAATTATGGAAGACGATAAAGAAAGCAAAGTTGAAACCATTGTCAAAGTTTCTATACTTTTATGGAGTGCAACGCTATTAACACTTTCATATTGGGAACCGCCTAGTGGTAAAAAGATAGTAGATTTTGATCCGACATTTATTGCAAGTATTTTTTCAGCTTCAACTGCCAGTTTGGGTTTGTCTATCGGTAAGAAGGGTAACAGTAATGGTAATGCAAAAGCACCTACAATAGGTAATAATAAGGATATAAAGAAGTAAACCCATGAAAAAGCTACTACTACTAGGTTTGTTTATAGCTGCACCTTGCTATGCAAACGGAGTTCCAAGCTGGACTACTGGCTCATCTAACAGGACTGAAAATACTACTCAGACTATTACTCGCAGTATAGTTACTGAAAAATATGGTGCTGCGGTAGAAACTTGGGAAGCATCTAATATATCTGTAGCTGCTTCTGCTGGTATCTCTGGTGGTGATGCAGTATTTACAGTTAACGATACTTCAGCAGATTGGTCACTAAGTATCACTACAAGGGCTTCTGGCACATTGACTGAACAGATTACTCAAAATGATACGATCACGACTACAAGCGTTATTACTAGCTTGTCTGTGTTTAGCCAGTAATCAAGTAAGAGCCGAAGGCGATACTAACGTACAGGCTCAACCAAATGCGATTGGTAACTCTAGTATTATCAATCAGAATATGAATATTAATAATGGATTAACTGGTAAACAACAGTTTGGAAGTTTAGTTTGTAGTCAACCTACTATGGCTGTAACTCCTTTCTATACAGGAAATGATGCACAAGGAGAAGATACATACAGTATCAATGAAGGTTGGGGAATACAAATGTCTTTTATGATCCCATTGGGAGATAATAAAACCTGTAACGAACTATCCAAAGTAAAGCTAGAGTTAGCCATAGAAGAATTAGACAAGCAAGTGCATGATAAGCAATTAGTGAGAGTTTTAAAGTGTTCACAACTCCACGCTTCTGGCTATATGATTAATCCTAAATCAGAATTTGCTTATATTTGTTCAGACGTAATAAATATTAGAAATTATGTTAGAGCTAATAAAGAAAAATTTAAGTAGCTAGTTTAGACACCACATATACAGGTATGTGAACTCTAGCTACCTTTATTATTATCCATCTTTTCTTTTACATTTGCGACTTCTTTTTTAAGAACTTTAGTAAATATCTTTTTAAATATTTTCTTTAATTGATTAATAACACTTTGTAAAACTATAGAACCTGTTACTGCTGCTGTTGCTGATACGGAACTAGCTATAACACTAGAAGCTATAACCTCTGGTGCAGGTATAGGCATTTCTCCAAAAAAAGGTATATTAAATGTAGCTACAGGTTCTTCAGTTGATAAAATTTCTTTGGTGGTTGGCGGGATTGTCGGTATTGTTTCTGGTGTTACTTCTAACCCTTCCTCCTTTGAAGATGATGTTTCTTCTTCAGCAGAAGATTCCTGACCTCCCAGACCCGACTCTACCTGTTCCAGACTTGGAAGCAATACAGGATCTAAATATGGAATCTCTGCCACAGGTGGATAAAAAATTGTTCTAGGTGGTACAAGAATATAATCTGTATCAGGTAGATTAGGCAGATTTATATCCACGTTTTATTTTTAAACTAGCACGAGGTTGAAAAAATTCTTCAAGTCGTTGTTTCTCTTCGTTGTATTGGCTTGGTGTAAGATCTCCCATACGCAATTTAAAGTCAAGTATATCTAAAAGTGATTTATATTTTGCTCTATCTTCTTTATTCATTTCAATCAGCAGGGTCGGCTGTGTTACCTTTTGCTACCCATGCAAGGTACTCTTGGTAGTCTCTGTTTTGTTCATCAATAGGAATACAAGCCCCATCTTCTTTTCTTATGATAGATGTCTCGACATTGCCAAATTTTGCGTCAGTAGAGCATTTTTTGTAAGTGTAATTCATAATTCGGCATCTCCTTGAATGTAACCAGAAGTAGAACTAGGATATAAATTAACAGATGCTCCTGTACCAACACTGCTGCTAGAACTGTTTAAAGAGATTCTGCCACCATAAACTGAATCCAAATAAGTGTCTGCAATAGAACTTATAGCTTCTACACTTCCAGCAACTTCTGCATCGACTACCAAATCATTAAAAGTAATAGTTGGGGCAGCTCTCATTGCTACAGGAAATCTAGCTAACATTCTTGGATTTGAAGAGCTTGCCATAATACCACTGTATATCCAAGCATTAGCTACCCCACCAAATTTCCAAAAATACCTTTGACACAAAAGAAGTTCTTGACCATGTGATTTATGCTCAAAACTTGTTGCTACGCTACCTCTTTCTAACTGACATTCTGCAATTTCAAACCAATCGTTAGAACCTGCTGTACCTGTTGGATCAAAAGCAAAAGCAACAGTAATTTGTGAAGTGTTGGCTGGTACTGTAACAGTTTTAGTATATTTTGTAAAAGTAGTTGCTAATGTTGCATTACTTGAACTATTTGTTTGACTAGTCATGCCTACAGGATTATCATCAGTTCCTTGTCCAAAAAAGATTATATACTTTAAAACATTACTAGAAAAATCTGCACCTTTTCTTGCAAAGAAAGATAGTGTCATTTGAGTTCCAGCAATACCTTGACAGCTAAGTGTTTCAACCCCTTGTGCAATACCAGTATTACTTGTTTGTGAATTACCTGAGTTTCGTGCTACACGAATTGCATTTCTTGAAGAGCTTAAAGATCCATTAGATGCATTATTTTGTTGTGAAATAGTAAAACCTAAAGGACCACCATAACTTCTCCAACGATCTAAAGCATAGGTATTAATTGATGTATTAACTCCTCCTCTTTGATTTATAGAGAAATTTCCATTTATTAATAAATTTCTATTGGCAACTGGAAAGTTTAATTTTGCTTGTGTAATACTTCCATCAGCAGGAGTTGTAGATATCCCTGTAAGGTTTGCTCCACTTATAGCAGGTAAATCACCTGTTAATTTAGATGCTGTTAAAGCTGAGATACGAGCATCAGCAACCGTTCCAGTTAAGTTACCTGCTGGTATGTTAGTTAAGTTAGCTGCACTTTTTGCTGGTAACGTGGCTGGAAATCTAGCATCTGGAACTGTGCCTGATGTTAGATTACTAGCACTTAAAGCTGTAAGATCTTTTGCTGTATTAGCAGCAATAGATGTGTTAATAGCATTGGCTACCTTATCTGCTGTAACAGCATCATCTTTGACACCATCTGTTGATACTTTTGTTAATGCCATAGTTTAAAAGCTTATGTTTTCATTATATAGCAAAGTGCATAGTAGGGAGATCTTGTGTCAATACTTACAGTATCCGAACCAGAAGCAGTACCACTAAAGGAATGAGTATGTCTTCTAGTAGTGCTACCTGCTGAATACAAACTTTTGTTTGAACTATTGTTAACAGGACCAGTATCATTACTTGTCTGACCACTAAAACTAGCACTAATATTTACTGTATCTGTTGCGGTGTTACTACCGCCTGTATCTCCTACTGAATAAGAGTTACCAGCACCAACAAGAAATCTATCTCTTAGATCTGGTGTACTGTTATTACCATCACATAAAACATAGCCACTAGGTATAGCGTTTGCTGCACCTGACCATAAAACAATTACACCAGTAGGTATCCCTGCAATCCCTGTCAAGGCAGAACCATCACCAGCGAAGGCTGTAGCTGTGCAAGTTCCTGATACTGTAAATCCACCTGATACTGTTTCTGCTTTCTTTGCGTTGTCGTGGTAGAGTTCAACTCCCGCAGCACCACTATTTAATCTTATATTGTTATAATAATTTCCTGTTGCATAATCTTGTATATTTAAAGTGCCATCTGTCTCAGCGATAAATCTCCAATAATCTGGGTTATCATCTCCTTCATCTGCTAATAATTGAAGTTCGGCAGCACCGCCTTCATTTCCATGAACTCTAGCTCCGTTTGATATCGTGTCAAACTTTTTATTGTTGTCGTGATATAGCTCTACTGCTCCGTTATTAAGAAACTTAGCCATAGTTTCACTACTATCAGTTTTTAATTCTATACCTGTTCCATTACTGTTTAACTGTAAACTTCCTGTACCTTGTTCTGAAATAAATGAATTACTACCATCGTGATATATAACAAGATCATTTCCTGTACCTAGTCTTAATAAGTTATTGTCTAAGAAATTTACATTATTACCATTAGTATCTAACGCACCACCTAACTGTGGGGAACTGTCATTAACTAAATCAGTAATAACACTTTCAAACGAAGGGTCTGCTCCGTTGTTTGCACGAAGAAACTTGCCATTATTATTACTATCACCATGAGGTAACTTAGCAAGTGTTACTGCTTGGTCAGCAATCTTATCTGTAGTAATATTAGCATCAACAATCTTATCTGTAGTAACTGCGTTATTATCTATAGCAGCAGTAACAACTGCGTTGTCAGCTATCTTTGCAGATGTTATTGCATCAGCATTAATAGAGTCAGTTACAACAGCATTAGCAACAATCTTAGCAGTCGTAACTGCTCCGTTCTGTATCTTTGCTGATGAAACTGTATTGTCGGCTGGTACTTGTAAAGCAACTGCTGAACCTATTTGTATAACAAATACCTCTGCACCTGTTGGTAAGTTACTACCAAAAATAATTGTATTACTATCAACCATTGCAAAGCCTTCTGACGGTGCAGAAGTACCTGTATTTGGTTTTTGTACGACACCATTAATACTTACTAATAATTGTGCTGCACTTGTAACGCTTGCTGCTGAACCACTATTACTTCCTTCTCTAAGATCATAAGTAGCAATACTTCCATTAATTGTTGGAGATCCAGTACCACCAGCAGGGCATAAAAATAAAAACTTAAAGTCACCAACAGAAGTTACTTCTTTAAATGCGTTAGTAGTACTGTCAAAGACTTTCATCTTGTCAGCATTTTTATCGTATATCAAATCTCCTTCATCATTATTAGAAGTTGGTTCGCCAGTAGTTACTCGATATCTAGCTGCAAAATCGTTTATATCATTACTAAGATTTAAAAGATCAGCTTCTTTTAAAGTTGCTTTATGGTAGTTATATACATTGCCAGAACCAGTAGAGCTAACCATTATTGCTACACCAGCATCAACAGTAGAGCTATTGAAGTTACTAGCAAAGTTATTAATAGTAACTGTATCACCACCAACAGTTCTTGCTGTTGTGCTTGTACCGCTACTGTTAACTACAAGCCCCCCTGCATCTGCAATACTTATTACAACACCTGCTGCTGGTTGCGTGTTAGGAAAGGCTGCATCTGTAGCTATAACTTCTAATCCACCAATAGGTGCTAATTGTGCAGCTACATAATCTACAACAGCACCAGAAGTAGGAAACTTCGTATCATCATTAGTTATAGTAGTTTCTTTTGCCATACCATCTAACTGGTTTAGATCAGCAAGATCAGCAGTTAAAGCTGTACTATCAGCTAACTTGGAAGCTGTACCAGATTGCATACCAGCTAGAGTTGATAACTCTGCATCTGCTATTTCTGAAGTTGTTACAGAGTTTGCTGCTAAATGACTAGAATCAAGAGGATTACTAGCTATAAGACTTTTTATTTCACCTATTGTTTGATCTGCTGTAGCACCAGTTTCAATACCATTTAATTTATTATGATCTGCATCTGTAAATACATTAGAATCTGAAGCTGCTTCTACTGCTGCTCTAATTTCAGCGTTTGTTTGATCTGCGGTAGCACCTGCTTCTATTCCATTTAACTTACTATGGTCATCATCAGTAAATACGTTACTGTCAGTTGCAGCTTCTACTGCTGCTCTTATTTCTGCATTTGTTTGGTCAGCAGTTGCACTAGCTTCAATACCAGCTAATTTACTTTGTTCAGCATCAGAAAACTCATTAGTATCTGAGTTTGATTCATACAAACTTTTTATCTCACTGGCAGTTTGATCTGCTGTTGCAGAAGCTTCTATACCATTTAATTTACTGTGATCTGCGTCTGTAAAAACATTACTATCACTAGCATTTTCTATAGCAGTTCTTATCTCTGCATCTGTTTGATCTGCTGTAGCACCTTCTTCAATACCACCTAACTTATCAATAATCTCTTGTTGAGCAAATAATATTTGATCGCTATTATTATCTAAATCTGTTTCTGTTAAAACACTACCATCTGCAAAATCTACTTTTTTAGCAGAAATATCTGTATCTCTTTGAAACTTAATATTATTAGTACCTGCTGGCGGTATGTTGCCAGAAGTAAAAGTAACAGTTGAACCACTAATATTGTAGTGAGTACCTAGTGTTTTAAGAACACCACCTACTGTTACATCAACTTCTGTATTTTCTAAAAAAGAAAAAGATATAGAAAAACTGGCTGTGCTACCATTTCCATTATGTTGTGTTGAAGTAGCAGTAGTGTTAGTAGCCATAATTAATTTCCAAGATTTTTAATTTTTTCTAAGTTTAGAATTGTTGATTTTGTGGTTTCATTATTAATTATTTCTATGTTAGCAGAATATCTTTTAAATAATTCTCTATTTTCTGGCAAACGTAACCATTCACCTCTTGCTTTTACTTTATAAAGTGACACTATACTTTGAATTTCTTTTGTAATTATAGCTCTTGCATTGTCTTGAATTCCTACCATAGTATCTTGATTAGTTGAATTTATACCTTCACCCATAGCAGTTTGATAAAAAGCTTTCATATCAGGTTCATTTAATCTTTTGTATAAAGCTACAATTAGTCTGTCACCATCTTTTAATGTATAACCAGAAGAAGTTTTAAAATTATAAGATTTAGTATTAAAAGATAAGTATTTAACATAGTTTGAATATTGTTTATTATCAAGTTCAATACCACTATTTTGTATTCCTTGTTTTCTAAAAAAGAATTTTTTGGGTGGTTGTAAAGCTATGTTTAAATCATTAATAACACTAAGAACATAATTATCTTTTGTAGTAGTAGCAGTAAAAGGATTTAAAACATCAAAAGTTTCAGGTCCAAAACCACTAGGATATTTAACAACTGCACCTGTTATCCAGTTTCTATCAGGTTCTAAGTTTGCATTATAAAAAGGTATTGTTTTAGCTAATTCATTCCATGTTTGTCTAAGACCTGTAAACATTTCATCTGCTGGATAATATGAGGTATCAAGTTTTGTTTTATCTATAGCTTTTGAAACTGACCTAGTGAATGAAGAAACAGGGTTTATGGTATTAGCAAACCTTTTTGCTAATAAAGTTTGCAACATATAAGGATTATGGATACCTTCAGCAAATTCTGAAAGACCTCTAAGAAAAGTTCTATCTGTTAAATTTCTTGCAATAGCAACACTAAACGCAACACCGAAATCATTTCTTTGTTGGCTTCCTATTTGTCCTTCTATATCTATAAAGTCTGCTGCAAGCATAAGTAAACCAGACCAAGGATCAAGTCTTTTAAAAGATATATATCGATATTTTGGTTTACCACTTTTTGTTAAAACTATTTCTCCATTTTTATCTCTTACTAAAAATCTAAATGAATATGGTTGCCAACCTTCTTCTTTCATTTGTTTTACTAGTGTTCTATTCGCTTCTGTTGCGTCACCAAATCCTAGTGTATTAGGACCACCACCTGTCATAGCTATTTCTGCAAAAGGATTGTCTATTTCTCTAGCCAGTAAAAAAGTCATACTAGCAAATCCACCTGATAAAAACATTTCACCTCTAGCTCTTGCAGCAATATTAGGATCTGTACTTTTAAGAGCTTGCCTGTATTCACTCATCAATACATTTACACCAAATGTATATCTCATTTGTGTTTTAAAAATGTTTATAGGAGTTCTTACGAAAGGAAAAATTAATCTTCCATAAGGGTGTTTTGCAAAATTTTCTATTCTTCCACTAAAAGATTTAGGGTCTAAGTTTTTTGTAAAGGTAACTTCAGCAGCATAGTTTTTTGCTCTTCCATACAAATCTTGAATACTTTGTGGCAGTTTTTGAGTACTGCCAGTATCAACAATTTTAAATACTTTTTCTGATTGCTCTTGAATGTATTTTAGTAGCTGTTTTCCTTGTAAGTTTTTTCTTATTCCTTGTTCCCAAGCTTCTGCTTTTACATAAGCTCTAAAGTTTACTTGTTTTAAAAACTCGTCTTCTGTAATTAATAGACGAGAACCAAAACCATTTATTCTTCTAAAGTTGTTGTAAATAGAAGGAATCCAACTATCAGCATTGAATACATCAACAAATGGTTTTACTGTACTTTTAGTAATAATATTTTCTTCTGCGAAATTTCTAACATCTTCTGCATTAATATTTCTTGATACTCGTTGTGCATCTGAAACCATTGCACCTCTATCAAGTATATTTTCATTTACTTTAAAAGCTTTTCTTGCAATATTGAAAGCATCACCTAAAGATTCATACATATATATCATTTGTTTCCAACCTTTTATAAATTCATCAGTATTAAACTCTGGTTTAAATGTTAAATTATCTCTTCTAGCTAAAAGTGTTTCTGGAAAAGTAATATTCATATCTTTTCTAAAACCAATTTTTGCAGCACCAAGAGATTGACTTAATGGTTTTGCTAAAGTATTTAAACTTGTAGATAAAAGGTTTACTATGTGAGTTGGTGGACCACTAAGAATAGAGTTAATATATATTTCGTTAGTAAATTCTACACCTTTTAAAAAACTGCTTTTCCTAACCATGTGTTTTAAAACTTCTGGATTACCACCTGCAATGTTTAAGTATTTGGTTAGTCGTGTTAAAGCCAAAGCAGCTTCTTGATCTCCTTTGGTTACTAACTCAAAAATTTTATTAAAGGTTTCATCTATTTCTTTTACTCCAGAATTTTCAATAAAATTTCTATTTATATTATCTACATTTTCTGTCCCTCTTGATTTTCTACCAAAATCACTAGCTTCTGTTACTGTTTCTCTTAAATCACCTGCAATTCTTCTAGCACCTAAAGTTTGTGATGTTAATGATCCAACTCCTTTATTTAAATAAACAAGACCTTTTAAAATCTTAACTTGTTTTATAAACTCTGGTTTAATTTTTTTTATAAGATCTAAATTTTTTGTAGCTATAGCATTATGTAAGGCAGCAGATAAATTAAAAACAGATTCACCATTTCTATTCATCATTTGATTAATTGATATAGTTGTAGAAGGTAAATATTTTTTGTTGTTAATTAGCTTACCGTTTTTAGTTTTTTTAAAAGGACCAAATTCTTCTAAAAACAATCTTGCAGCTAGTATTGCCTCGCTGTTTGTTTGTCTTTGAGAAGCAGAAAACATATCACCTAAAGATACAGACTTAGGCCATTTCCCTAACTCATCTATATCTTTAAAATATTCCGAAAGATTTATAAGTGTATCTGTAAGATCTTCAATACCACCGCCTGTTATGTTCGGATTAAATGTAGATTCTATTTTTTCACCGACTTCTGGTATGTTTGTTTTATCTCCTATACCCTCTGCTTTTTTTATTTCTAAAGGTTTTACTAAATCAATAAGTTTTTCATCTAATAATTCATTACCAGCTTCATCAATACCAAGATCTTTAAATTTTAATTTTCTTTTACGTTCTAGAGTTGATAAAATTCTTGGAGCTAAAGGAGAATTTCTAAAACCTTTTAAAGCTACAGACAAACCTGTTAAAACTTCTCCTATAACCGCACCACCAAAAGCTTTTCTAAGTCTTGCTTCTATAGGCGATATATCTTCTTCAGCTTTAAATATTGATGCTGGCATTTTAAATATATCTATAATCGGTTCTAACGCACCTTCATACTCATCAACCATGTTATAAAGGTTTTGTTCGTATGGATCTTCTACTATAAAATCAGTAAGAAAACCTGCAATAAGGTTTCTTGTCCAAGGGTTTTTAATAAATTTAAGACCTTTATTAAAGATCCCCATAGGTATTAAAAACTGGGTTATAGCCTGTGGTATATAAAAGAAAGCACCATCATCTTCTCTTTCAAAATGACTGTAATCAATAAGGTCGTTATTGTCGTATGGATTGCCAGCTAAATAATCGTATATATCATCTGCAAACTCTACAGTTTCGTTTATTGCTTTTAAAGGACCAGTAATAGCACCTCTAATTACTTGTGATGTTTTTGTTTTTGTTAATTCTTCACTAATCTCTTCTTTTTTTTCTTTATCTTCATTAAATATTCGTGATCTGTTTTCTAATATTTCTTCAAAACTTCTTTGATCTCCTAAAAACTTATTATCAAAAAAATCTACAATACCTGCATTACTTTTATGCATAAATTTATTAAACCTTTTAAATTTATGTTCTTCATCAATTGTTTTAAATAAAGCATCTGTTTCTGGTGTTTCTATCTTTTTCTTTTTTTCTTCTTCACCATTTTGATTGTTAATGTTTGAATTTGTCATATTTAATCAAGAAATTGTTTGTATTTAGCGTTTGGATCTTCGGTTAGTCCATCTTTAGAATAGACACCCCAAGCTAAATAACCATTACCTTTTTGTGCTTGTGTTTCATCAAACACTAATTTAGCAGCCATAGCATTAAGTACAGGATCATATAAATCTTCATTATTATTTATACCTAGTTTAGGTTTTCTATCATTTCCTAGTTCCATACCTTTATAATTAAACATATTTATTTGAAACAAACCATACGATTCTTCTGGTTCATCTTCTGTACCACTATAAAAAGCGTTTGGTTTGTTAGCTGATTCAGCCATAGCAATAGCGGTCATTATCTTTGCTTGTTCTTCCGTAAACCCTGCATTAAGTAATAATTTATTTATTTGTTCTTTAGTAAGAGGTTGTTTATTATTTATTTTTACTTGTATTTCTTCTTTTAATTGTTTTAATTCTGTTTCTGGTAATTTATTATCTAATAATTTGTTTTCTGTGTTTATTTCTGTTTTATTAAAAAATTCAGGTACAATTAATTCTTGACCTGCTTTTATCAAGTCTGCGTTAGTTATATTGTTTGCTTCCATAAAAGCTTTTAACGGAATCCCAAACTCCTGTGCTATTTCACTTAAAGTATCACCTTGCTCAACAGTGACAGTAGTAGGTGAAGAATCATCAGTAAAGAAACCAGCTTCTAAATTATTACTATCTATCAATAGTTTCATAGGTTCATAAATTTTAATTTTACCACCGACTCTATATTCACCTGATTGCAAGAATCTAATTATACGGTTTGCTTCTGCTTTTCCAGTAACATTAAAAACATTCATGTTACTTAATTCAAGTTCTACTTCTTTAAGTAAATTATCTTTATTTTCTTTTGTAATACCTCCTCTTCTTATAAGTTCTGCAATAACTCTTGATTCAACTGAAGGCAAAGTGGAATTACTAAAGAAATCATTTGCATTATTATTTTCGCCACCTTCTGTAGAGCCATCTTCTGTAGCTGTACCTTCAAGTCCACCTTGGTTCTCGTTTATAAATTCTTCATTTGTATCAATTGATTTGTTCTGAGGATCTATTAACTCATTTAATTTATTAAATAATATCTTGTCATATTTGTCTTTAAGTTCTTCGTATTTAAGGTCAAGTTCCTTTTTACCTACATTAGGATTGGCTAATTTGTATTCTCTAAATTCACTTTTAAAAGCTTCAGTATTAAGTTTTATAGTTGCTAATTGTTGGTCTGGACCTATTAACTTAAAAGTTTTAAATCTAATATCTAAATCTACTCTAAGTTTTGATTGCTCTTCATATCTAATAAAATATTCATTTAAAGGTTCTAAAATTCCTTTATCAACTGAACCTGCAAGACCCATTAATTGATTTAGTTTGGTTGTATTTTCACTATTTCTAATTGTCCCTGCATCAAGAAACCAAGACATAATTGCTATTCTTGCATCTGATAATGTTGGATAATTACCTTCATTTATGTTGAATACTAACTCAGCATATCTTGTGTTTGCATCACCACTACCTAAAACCTCCCCTGCTGCCTGTATTTTTGTTGCAAGCAATGGGTTGAGATCTTGTAATTTTTCCATTAGTGCAATTGCTTCTGCTGGTTTACCTTCATCAAATAAATTTGCAACCTTTAATAGTCCTTCCTCTAGTTCTGTGTCCTTTATTCTTTTTTGTTCAGCTATATCTCTAGTCTCTTTTTTATATGTATAATCTTCAACCTCTTCTCTTAATCTGTTTTCCAACTCAATATAGTCAGGGTGATCTAATAAAGTAAATTTTCCTTCTGGACCATAAGGAAAGTTACTTGCAGTTTTTAAAATTGTTAAAGCTAAATCTACGTCACCAGTTTCATAACCAATTCTTTTTGCTTCAGAATTAAGAGTCTTTAATATAACATTATTTATATCTGATCTACTTTCTGAACTTAATCCTAATTTATTTATATCATTTTCAAATTGATTTATAGAAGCTTTTAATAGTTTAAATTCTTCTTGATCTGACTCTGAACCTTCTGTTGTAAAAAGTGTTGCGTTTTTAGCAAGACTAACAGCATTAACTTTTAATTTTTCTACTTGAAATTGTTGATGTTTTTTTTCGTGAATGTCAGTTATTGAAGTTGTAGCATTTACAAGAAATGGAAAGAATTTAGTATTAAAAGTATCAGCATCTACGTCACCTAAAGAATTTATAATTTTTGTTCTTGTTTTGTTTATCCAATCTTGAAATTGTATTGAATCTACTGGATAGTGTGATAAAGGTTTGCCATCTATTACTGCGTTTTCATATTCAGTTTTAAATGTACTTGTTAATGCACCACCTAATATTGTAGATTTTGTTCTTTGAAAAACTTTATTATAAAGTTTATTACTACTAAATAGATTATTAGATTTTACATATTTAGATGCGTCAGCCCAATCTTTTGTTGAACTATTTAAAGCATCATTTATTGCTTTGTTTGATATTTCTTCTCTCCTTTCTTCAACCTTTACCGCTATAAATTTTTCTAATACTGGATTAACAACTTGTAAAGTTTCGGCAAGTGCCATCATGTCAGTCTTAGGGAGGACACTAACAGGTTGTACAAACGTATCAACTGGTTGTGCAAAAGATTGATAGGCGGTGCTTTGAAAACTTGATGACATAGTTTTAACCGGTATTTAAGGCAAGTTGAGTTTGCAAGGCACTTGAAGCTGCACCCAATAATACTGATCCTAGAGAAGGTATTTGATTATATGCTTCTTGTGTTCGGCTTCTGTATTGATTTCTTATATTTTGATACTGTGCTTCTGTCTGCTGTATAGATCTCTTATGCTGTCTTCTTGCTGATTCTAAAGACTGTCTAATAGATTCTCTATAGTTTGCTGCTTGTCTTTCATTGTCTTGTAATATCAAACCAAAGCTTACACCTGATCTTTCTGAAGCTAAGAGTGAAGCTCTAGCTCTTAAGGCATCAATACTCTTAGCAAATTTATCTTGAGCAGTAATCTTTGCTTTATCACTTAGTTGTTCTGCCAATGCTGCTTGTTGATTCCTTTTGTTAACTTCAGCATTAGCTACACCTGCCAACTCCACTTGATATGCTTGGTCAGCAGCGTCTTGTGCAGCACCACGCATAGCAAGCCCTTGTAATCCAGATATACCAGCACTAGCAGCAACAAGATTACACATTTAGGCAATCCTCAGAAATTCATAAAATGGTTTTTCATGTTGTCCATACTTTTCGTGATAATTTATAAAAACAAAACCGAGAGCTTCTAACCACTTTATAGCAGTATGATTCTCTGCATATACAAAATTATACCTTTTCTTATTAGTTGTATTTTATATTTTTTATTAGAAAACAATTCATCAGTACAGATCATAAATATACAACCATCTTTACGCACTCCACATAAACCCATAGGTTGATCCTCGTCACCAGCTATTGTTAATATTGTTTTACCAAACAAAAACGATAAGCGTAAGGCATCTTCTGGATCTTGTCCTGTTTGATATAAACCTTCCAACCTATCCATTTGTCTCATGTTTTGACATACATAATTAAGATCAGATAGTTTTGATTTTCTTA